CTACACTTTGTGATACTTTTTTAAAGAAATATAACATGGATGATGTTCTCTATGGATCACCACCAATGGTTGGTTATGAACCTTGGAGGAATAATCTTATTAAGATGATTGATCCAAAGTTTCAAGTTCATGGGCCTTTAGTGCAGTTTTGTGCTGACTCATATGTCGAAGAGGTTGTGAAGAGATTACCTACTAGATGGGAAGCCCAGTTGGTTATCTTATCACGTGTTGCTGCAGTCAATGGTATCGCAAAAGTGAAATTCATTGATGGTATAAATAGGAATACTTCTATGGGTCATCCATGGAATGCTTCAAAGAGGAAATTCCTCATTGAAGATATTCAACCAGGTTATCCCAATGGAGTTACTTTTCCTGATGAAGTGTGGAAGCGAGTCGATGAGATTATTGCTACATACAAAGAAGGTAAAAGAAATTATCCGATTTTTACTGCACATCTCAAAGATGAACCAGTAACTAAAGCCAAAATTAAGGCTGTGAAGGTTCGCCTTTTTGCTGGTGCTCCAGTGGACTGGTCTCTGGTGGTAAGGATGTATTTACTTTCTTTTGTAAAGTTATTGCAAGAGAATAAATTTGCATTCGAAGCCGCCCCTGGTACTTGTTGTCAGTCGAGTGAATGGCACAATATTCATGAATTTTTGACCGATTTTGGTTTAGAACACATGATTAATGGTGATTTCGGTTCATTTGACAAATATATGTTTGCACTATTCATCTCGAATGCTTTTAGATGCATTGTCACACTTCATCGTCTAGCAGGCTGGAATGAGGAAGATTGTAGGGTCCTCTATGGGATTGGTATGGATGTAGCATTCCATATTTGCAATCTCAAGGGAGATCTGGTTGAGTTCTTCGGAACTAATCCATCGGGACACCCACTCACTGTTATTGTGAATTCAATAGTAAACTCGCTCTATATGCGCTATGTTTTCTATGTTTTGCAGTCCAGAAATAGTGGTGTTGATCACTACACATTGCAAACACAAGATGAACTCAAAAAATTCTTGACAAAACAATTTTCTGATTTCGTCCGATTGATGACTTACGGTGATGATAACATCATGGGAGTAAGTTGTGATGCCCCATGGTTTACACATACAGCAATCCAAAACTGCTTATCTGAAATCGGTGTAGTTTATACTATGGCTGATAAAAATGCAGAGTCGGTACCTTATATCCATATGAATGAATGCTCTTTCTTAAAGAGAAAGTGGCGTTTCGATGAGGATGTGGGGTCTTATCTCTGTCCGATTGAAGAAGATTCTATTATTAGATCTTGCACAATATGGGTTCCATCGTCAACCATTGATTGTTATGCGCAAATGGTTGCTGTAATATCGAGCGCATGTGGTGAGTATTTTTTCTATGGTAAGGAAAAATTCACCGAAATGAGGAACTTTTATATAGAGCTCCTCTCCCACGAACCGTACAGTTTATACGTACGGGACAACACGCTACCAACCTGGGATCAACTCCGAGAGAGGTTTTGGAACAATAGCGAATGGATTCCAGAACTGGATGTAGAATAGGCATTCTCCATACCAGTTTATATATGCATGTCTCAAAAAACGAATAAAAATAGAAATACAGTAGTTGAATCGGTCACTCAAAGTACCGGTCCAATCACACTCCCGTGCGAAAGGGGGTGTGATTGTAGTAATATATTTCGCTATTTTGTTCTGCAGAGTGAAGATGTTTCTTCGGAAGTCATGCAGAATACTACGGCTATTGAAGCTGCTGAATCGTCTCATCAGACTGTTACGTTTAATGACAATGCTGTTGGATCGGTTGTATCCTTACCTACTTCTGTTAATACAGTTGCTAAGGTGGACAATACCGATGACGTTTCCTTAGGGCAATTCCTAGCCCGGCCCACGTTAATCAATACGATAACGTGGACCACAACCGATCCAGTTGGCATTTTAGCCACGGTTCAACCATGGTATGAGTTTCTAAATAGTACTCCAATTAAAAGGAAAATTGAAAATTTTTCTTTCATGCGTGGAAACTTGAATATAAAAGTACTCATTAATGGTACACCATTCCAATATGGTGCTATGAGGTTGTGTTATTCCCCTTTATTGGGTTTTGTCACTGATAAAATCAGAACAAACACTACCTCAGTAATTTCTACCGGAATCCCATATTCTCAACAACCTGGATTCTATATCTACCCACAGGCGAATGCTGGGGGTGAAATGGAGTGTC